GAGATAGGCGTTCTGACTTGTAGTCACGCCTACACCATCAACAGGTGCGAATCCCATTGTCTCTCTCCTTTATCAGGAACGAGCAGACTGCAGTTCAATAGCAGCAGCGGGATTCAGGGTGCCACAGCCCATGGCAAGACGCCCAACGATCAGGTCACCTTGGTACATCACGGACACATCACCAGAGGTGGTCTGCACGGAGGGAGCAATAGCTTCCACCACACCAGCAGCATCCTTCTGGTAGATCAGACCGCAGTGGGTCGTGAAGTCACCAGCATAGTTGTTGTTCTCACCAGCCACAGCGGCAATGTTGCCAGCCAGGAAGGGGAGGTTGTTGGAACGCTTGATGCTGATACCAGCGATCTCATACAGGCCTTCACCAGAGTTCATAGAACCTTGGTTGTTGCCGAATTCGCGATACAGAATATTCGTGTCGACCTGCGAAATAAGAGCATAGTACTGTCGGGGAGACAGCACAGCGGTGCGACCAGTCTTAGGAAGATTCTTCTCATCCATGATGGAAGCAGCTTCAAAGAAGGCATCCACGAGGGCTTGAGCGTCATACTCCTTCTGTACACCCAGTTGGATGATGCTACCGCCGGGCTCAGGGCCAGGAGCAGCAGTGATGGGATGAGCCTCGCGAGCAGCTTTAGCGATCTGACGGAAGATCTTCTTGTCATAGCTCTCAGCAAGAGCGTAGCCGATCTTCTTAGCAATCTCGCCACGCAGCGAGTAGTGAGCAAGAGTTTCATCAAGGTCATAGACGAATGCCGAGCTGATCAGCAGGTCGTCGCAGATGATGGTCTTCTCTGCCACCGGGGGATCACCACTACCCAGGATAGGAGTACCAGGGGTGTGGTAGCCAGCAGACATGCGCCCCGTAAAAATGAACTGCATGGCTTTGCCGTTCTTGAGAGTACGGCTCTGCACAGTGCCTTTAGCGATGGTCGCAGCCTCATAGGCTTTGAACATCTCGCCTGAAAACAGTTTCAGGTAAGTTGCATATTTGGAGTCGTAGGCACCAGTGTTGACCTTATTAAGGGCACCTACGAGAGTTTGAGTAGTGTTAGCCACGAAAGTAAAGAGAGAGTGTTATCGGTTCTCTCTAAGCGCTTAGAAAATTTTTGGTTCTGTTTTTTGTGTCTGTCTCTCCAGACCGTCACGGCTATAGGGTGTCTCCGTAGAGGCCAATAGCCAAGAGGAGCAGGGTCCGACTCTGAGGTGCCCTACTCCAGTTATTAAGTTACGGCCAAGCCGTACCGCCTGCTTGAACCTTCACACCCTTAGGGCTAAGTTCAGTCAGGGTTTGAGCTGCCTCACCATATGCGCTACGGAAGGCTACGCTGTTTGCAGTAGGAGTCACATACTGCACAGCAGATACCGAAGAGATCTTCGGATCATAAGATTTAGGCATGACTATCCAATGATAGGAGTTTTATGTGTAGCCAGATCAAGTGGGAAGTTGTGAGCATTTCGTTCGTGCATCACTTCAAAACCAAGACCAGCTCGGTTAAGGATGTCTGCCCAGGTGTTAATCACCTGCCCATCAGCAGACAACAGGGACTGGTTAAAGTTGAAGCCATTCAGGTTGAAGGCCATCGTGCTCACTCCCAAAGCTGCGAACCAAATGCCAACAACAGGCCAAGCAGCCAGAAAGAAATGTAGACTGCGAGAGTTATTGAAGGATGCGTACTGAAAAATGAGACGGCCAAAGTACCCGTGAGCAGCGACAATATTATAAGTCTCTTCCTCTTGGCCAAACTTGTAACCATAGTTCTGACTTTCCTGTTCAGTAGTTTCACGCACAAGCGAGGACGTAACCAGCGAACCGTGCATCGCACTAAATAGTGACCCACCAAATACCCCAGCGACACCGAGCATATGGAACGGGTGCATGAGGATGTTATGTTCGGCTTGGAAAACGAGCATATAGTTGAAGGTACCCGATATACCGAGAGGCATAGCATCGGAGAAACTACCTTGACCAAACGGGTAGACAAGGAAAACTGCCGTGGCTGCGGCAACAGGAGCTGAGTATGCGACAAAGATCCAAGGCCTCATCCCTAGTCGATAGCTAAGTTCCCACTCTCGTCCCATGTAAGCATAGATGCCAATGAGGAAGTGGAAGACAGTGAGTTGAAACGGACCCCCGTTGTAGAGCCATTCATCAAGTGAATGAGCTTCCCAAATTGGGTAGAAGTGTAGTCCGATGGCATTGCTGCTCGGTACGACGGCTCCCGATATGATGTTGTTTCCATAGAGAAGACTCCCAGCTACGGGCTCTCGGATGCCATCAATATCGACAGGGGGAGCCGCGATGAATGCGATGATAAAACAAATGGTGGCTGCAAAAAGACACGGAATCATCAATGTTCCGAACCACCCAACATAAAGGCGGTTATCAGTGCTGGTTACCCAGCTACAAAAACGCTCCCAGTAGGAATCCTGAGAGCGTGGGGCTGCAATAGCAGTTGTCATTGAAGTTAGTTAAGACGAGTAACTTGTACCCTTCCAACTCCAGAGGCAGTGAGACCGATAACATCAGCCGCACCTTTACTGAGATCAAGTTCCCTTCCGTAAATGTAGGGACCACGATCATTGACCGTCACCACAGCACACCGCTTAAAGCACACTTTCAAACGTGTACCAAAGGGGAGTGTCTTGTGCGCAGCAGTAAGGCCGTTTTGATTATACCGGGATCCACTCGCAGTATATTGACCATGGAATCCAGGGCCGTACCACGAACTAATCACCGACAGAGTAGTTAGAATAGATAGCATAATAATAAAGCAAAGTACTTTAATATTGCTAGCTCCTTCTTATCCGCCAATACACGCGCAGTATTGACGGATTTGCCTATAGTTCAGCAGCCTTTCTTGCCGCCGCCTCCTTTACCGCCTTTACCTTTCATTAGAAGATACCAGGAATGAGTTGACCAGTTACGGCGTATGCTCCAATAGCAGCAATTACGCCAAGCATTGCCAGGCGACCATTCAGTCGCTCAGCACGTTCGTTGTGTGATTCAAGATAATTAGGATCCATATAGATGGGTGGCTCTTTGGCCCAAATGTTATCAGTCATTAGAATTGAAGATTGGAACGCTCAAGTTTGTCTGCAATATCCTGTCGGTATGCAGGGTCATTCTCGTAGCGTGGGTCGCTCATGGCACGAACAACTTCAGCTTGTGAACGGAATACATCAGCTGTGTTACGTGGTGCAGATCCTGTAAGCAGTTGACCATCAACACCTACGGAATCTTGGAAGCGACCATACAGCGCCTGGGCTGCAAAGAACATAGCCAGAGGATCACCTCGATCCATCACTGCATCGTACATAGCAATCTCTTGTTCGTTGAGATTCTGGCTAGCCCACTGCAGCATGGACGCATAGTTCTCATCCCCACCAACAGAAGACTGGATCTGTTGAATATCTTCAGCAGATGCGACAGGAGCCTGTTGTTGATTCTGCAGGAACATATTTGCCACGTCAATCGGATCCATCTTGGATACCTTATTGACTGTCCCTTGGTCCCACTGACCTTGACGGAACGATTCCATGATCACGTCATACAAGGATGCCTCCTCGGGTTGATCCTCTTCTGGTTGATCAGCCTCCTCAGGGGCTTCGTCTTGTTGCTTAGAGCTGAGTCGCTTCTGGAGTTCCAGGTAACCACGCTCTAAGTCTTCAGTGCTTTTGTACTTACCAGCCAGTAGCTGTTCTTCTTCTTGTGCTAGACGTTCACCAATCTCCAGAGACTCTTGTTCGTCTGCAGAAAGTTGACCGTCTTGTTCGTCAAGCGGATTCAGAGTTAGTTCGTTTGCCATTAGCTGTAATTACGGTGAGATTACCAAGACCTACTGTCTTGACGTAATCGGGTGAACGACCGATTGTTGGTTCTCCAATCTTGCTGGGTTTCATCACAGCAGGAGCTTGCTCTTCTTTATGAGCTTCTACTTCACTGGATTGGAGTTGCGGCTTCCTGGACTTCCGGGGGTGGGTTGGGGTTTGATTGGCCATATAGTTGATTAAGTGCTTCTGGATTCTTAGAAGGATCCATCATTGGTGTACTTGCTAGAGCTGCTGACTGTTTAGTCATCTCTAGTTGTTGTTGTTGCTGGAAGTTCTGTTGCCTCTCTTGCTGTACTTCCTGCATAGATTTGACAAGGTTCAACACATCAATACCTTGTGCAGCAGCAAGACGTTTTATAGCTTCGTCTACGTTTAGATAGCTGCCAATTGCCTCAGGTCCGAGGGTCTGAGCAATGATGGTGAAGAACTGTCCAAGTGATTCTCGGTCTTGTCCACGACCAAGGGCATTAATGCCAGCCACAATGGTGGGACGTACAAGATCTTTTGGAATACGTGGAATCTCTTGGTTCTTCTGGAGAACTGAGAGCTTACGGTTCAGGTACGGGACTAGGAACTCGACAGTCAACAGGGAGAACAGGCCACCCAGCTGCTGCTCTAGCTCCATCTGTGTCATGCGTACCTCTTCAGCCGTGGTGCGCTCGCTGTTCCTTACATTGAGAACAAGGAATGCTTCACTGAGGCGACGCTCAAGAACCTGAGCCATCTCCATAGCTGTTCTGAAGTCAGCTGTCTTACCTACCTGTACGACAGAGATATCGTCAGGTCGTCCCTGAACGATGGCTCCATTCCCCGCAGAGGCGAGTGTCTGGGGTTTGGTAGTACTAGACGGAGAGACGGTGAAGACGACCTTAGCGGCGACTGCAGAGCCCTCTACGAGTGCTTGCATGAGAGCTTCAAGGGAGCGGAGATCACCAAGGAACTCCTCTACACGTCCACGACCAAATGGTTCACCGTCGACTACATTGAATCTCAATGCTAGCCAAGGGTTTGTTTCTAGCGGAGCCTTACCTTGTGATCCGGGGATAATCTTATCGAAGACTTCTTGATGCCAGATAAAGCGATTGTTATCACGCCTGATCCAGGTGTATACATCAACGTCTTCCTCGTTGTCTGCCCCATCTTCTCCAGGAGAGTTGACAGGAGTAACTGTATTGAGAAGTGGTTGCAACAGCTTACGGCTGATGCGTTCTTTAGTGACGATTTCTAAGACTTCACCGTTACCATCTCGATCTACGACATAGCGATTCAAAGGGTAGAGCTTCAGTCCCTTAGGTCCCATATAGATGAGAGCGTTACCGGCAACCACCAAGTGCTTGAGAGCCTGGTGAACAGTAACGCGATCACTAGAAGCTGCGATGATTTCCATCACAGACCTCTCCATCTTTGCGAACGAGAGATCCAGATCAGACCTGGCTTCAGGAGGGAGATCTACACCCACTTTAGCGTCATTCAGTTGCAGCTTAAAGAAGCTGGTCTGAGGAGGAAGCAAAGCAAGCATTAGTTTACTTGCTAATGTTACAACTCCTTTGGCACCGACTGACTGCCACGGTGTGATCAACCTTAAATGGGTTGTACGGCTGTTGTCATCTTCCTGACGGATGAGATTAGGCAGCGTAAGGTTTGAGCACTGAATTGCTGTATCGAGAAACTGGGTACGGTACTTAGTTAGATAATCGTATCGTGTTTTTGCGTTCATCTAGATCACTTTACTTGAATCCATTAAATGACCCGACATTTGTTCCAACGTTTGCAGCGTTCCTGGGGGCGTTGATAAATGATTTGTACCCTTGAGCATTAGGGCCTTGTCTTGATCTATTAGACCTCTTACCTCTCCAATTGGCGGCTGCAGAGGAAAGGTCACTTCTGCCGCCTGATTGATTGGCAAATACAGTGGGATCCGGTACTGTCGGTGGCTGTGGTGTCGGATCTACGTCTACAGTTCCTGATGTTCCTGATGTTCCTTGAAATGTTGGGGGAACATAAGAGTTGGTAGCTGTATTACTGGTAGGTGCGTTAGAAACCCTAGGTACATAGTTACCGCGACTATCAATGACATACTTAGATCCTTGCAGCGGAATCAGACCAGCAGCAGACTGAGCCTTTGCTCGCTCATCTGAGCTACCTAGCGTCATACCTTCACCGGGTTTTAAGGTGTAGGCAGAGTCTCGATATTGAGTGATCGCCTGCCCAACCTTTCCATCACCGTAGGCACCGCCACTACCACTTAACTTAGATAAATAACTATCATAAGCCCAACCAGGCTCTTGGTTTTTGATTATGCTATTGATAGCGTTTGAACCAATCCCTAACTTTGTACCCTGATTTTTATTAACAATATCAAGCTGTTTGATAATGTTGCTCTCATCAGTTTTATACTCCTTCGCCAACTGCGCCAGTGTGTTTGTGCCTAACTGACGTTCGCCTTCGCTTCCAAAAATTCTTAAGGCTCCTCGTAGGTCCTTTGCTTGTAAAGCTCTATCCTTAATAGTCATCTGAGATGAATTATATTTATCCATCTCAGCCTGTAGACCTTCACCAATGGTCAGACCAGACCCCTTGGCGTAATCAAAGAATTGTTGAGGAGTCTGCCCTGAGGCTAGTGCGCGTTGATAAGACTGAAGCCCCAATGCTTGTTGCTCTTGAGCTTGTTGACTATTGAACGCCGCCATATTTGTGCGGACTTGATCTCCAATAGTGCCACCCCAACCTGACAAGAAATTATAAATGTCCTTGTCACTATATCCAGCATTCTTTGCGTTATTAAACGATGTTAAACCAAAGCCGCCATTGTTGATGTAATTAGATACTGCCATTGTTCTCTTCGTTGAGTCGGTGTTGAATCCACTCGACCACGGAACGTTGGCCAGAGCGGTACATTATGAGTGAGTGTGGATCATCCGGGTGGGGATTGACTGGTGGATAGTTCTCATCTAGTTCAGCGATGAGAGAACTGAGCTGGAGACCATGCGTCTCAAGCGTATTCAAGTAGATAGGTCCGTCACGCATATTGCGGGAGGTTCGGGTTGGCATGTTCAAAGAAGGCTGGCATACGAGCTCTCTTTGTGTCCTGAAGTTCAGGCGCTTTGCCTTGATACATCAGGTTGTCGCTGGCATCCAGCCAAAATTTTTTGTCCAAATATTTTGACTCAGTATTTCTACCTAGAGGCTGAAGAACCCAGTTGATGGTGGCCTTCCTGAGCTTATCGAGAGAAGGACTCCAAGTGAGACCAAGCTCAGCAGCCACCAAGCTATTCGTTGCCACATGTACTTGCTCATCACGACTAATATCAGCGCTTACTGTACGGAGACCAGCGTCACCATTAAACCGAAAGAATGGGAGTAGAACGAAGAAAATTGCACGCTCGGCAACCAACGCTTTAAGGATCGTGTGATCTGGATGCGCAACCCACGCCTCTCGCAACTTAAGTGCTTCGGCCTCAGCTGTCGAATCAGTACCAAGAGCATTGGCGACATAACCAAGAGCCAGGTCGTGGTTTTCTTCGTCTTTGATGTTGGACTGGAGTAACTCCCTCGCCAAAACTGGCACGTCACTGGTAAGGGCATCTTCGATAAACTCACCCACAGGCAGTTCCATGTGCCTGATAGCGAGTGCCCGGTAAATCGCTTCTTCAGCACCTTCATTCAGTTTTCCAGCAGTGGTCTGTACCGGGGTCCAGGTACGTTTACGATTAAGTAGTTTTTGATAGGGGTTCATTCGCCGCAATTACAATCAGGAGCAGGATCATTCAAGATCGCGTCCAGGTAATCGTTGACTTCCTCCTGATCCAGTGCCGCATAGACATTAGATTTATCTTGAGTGTCACCCATTACCTGAAGCGAGTAATAAAGAGAGGTCTGCGGAGATTGCAGCCAGTCTTCAATAAAGGCTTCGTCGTAGGTGATCACGTCAGACCACGAGTTGAACGAATAGCCATGCAGGAGGCCTGTTTTATCGAGCAGCGCTACGATTCCATCAGCCACACGCTTGTAGTCATTCCAGCCAACTTCAGCTGCGATCTCAACAGGACCGTAGTCGAAGCTTTGGACGCCAAATGTGCCGCTATCGCGGTCAACCTGACGGGCAATGGGTGGGGCGATCTCAGGGCAGGTGGTGTATCCCTTTAGATCTGTATACCGATATGAGCAGGAAGCTGTTGGAGCGATGGCAAATGCCCGGTCCATGTTGTTCACGCGTGCTACGTGAGCAGCGGCAGTGATTCCTGCGTTGATCTCAGAGGCCAGTGCATAGGCCGGCGTCTGCTCAGGAGCTCGTGTCCCCAGTACCATCTCAAGGGCATCACCAAAGTCCTTGTAGGTGACACTGTGAATGCTCAGGAGGTTGGCAAGTCCCAACATTCCGAGACCGACTTGGCGATCTGTCTCTGAAGGGAGGTATTCTCCGCTTTCTCCAACATTTGTTTTGGCGTGAAGACTGCACAGTTCGGACATTCCGTGGACAAACGCACTTTGAATGTCATTGAGTTCACATCCGCCGAGGTTGACATGTTGCAGTAAACATGTTCCCCGGCTTGGGAGATAAACTTCCAGGCATACGTTACCCCGGATTCGATTTCCATTCTTATCTACCTTGGTTTTGTTGAGCCAGATGTCTCCCTTCTTGATTCCTTCAAGGAGTGCGTCTTTGACTTCCTGAGATGCGAGTTCCCACCAACGTTGGTTAATGTTGACGCAACGCTTAACCCAAGGAAGCTCAGCCCTAGAAGCAGTAATAAACTCAAGCACGTCAGGGTGACTAAGGTCCAAGTGGAGAACCACAGCGCCATTTTTGTAGACACCCCCACGCCTCAGGATTTCATTTAGAGTCGAATAGATCTTTCCAAAGGATACTGGGCCGCTAGCCACAAGTCCTTTGCTGTTTTCAGAGCCTTTTGGTCGGAGCTTGGATAGATGGACAGCCACGCCAGCTCCGTAGCGGAGAGCGTGGGAAACAAAACGCCAACTGGCTTCGATACCGTTTGGTCCTTCGATGCTGTCTTCAACAACGAAGACTGTGCATGAGACGGGGAGACGTGAGGTAGGGTCATCAATCCAGGACTGAACACGGCCAGTCCGTGCAATGAGTTCTTTGGTGGTTTTAGACATTATTAAACGAGATCAGACAGAGTAGGTTCTTTATAGTTAGGCCCCTTAAGGATCTTTCCATCCTCTCGGCGGATAGGTTTACCGTCTTCCCCAAGCTTGCTCATATTGCTTTGGTGCACACGGTTGAGAGCTTCATCAAGATCCCACCTCAGGTTTTCTGCGTACTGGTAGCAGACATACACAAGGTCGGCTAATTCCTTAAGGCAGTCAGTTGCATTAACTGTTAGTCCCATGATCAGCTGATTTTCTGCATCAAGGAACTCCTTGAACTCCTCAACGATCAAAGTCCGCTGCATAGTCCGTGAAGCTGGAGTCGTACTGTTCGTCACTTGGAAACCAGCCCTGAACTCCTTGGCCTGTTCGCTGATGAAGGATTTCTTGTTCAAGCTCATTTTGAAGATAGTGGATTGCTTTAGTTAGATCTTCGCGGCGGCTACCTTTGTAACCAGCACGACATATGTATTTGATAGCGTTTCCAAGGTGGAAGTTCAGTCCTTGGTCTCTGATGAAGTCCCAAACTTGAATACTGCCTCGTCGGTAATACTCGGGTCCACAGGTGCTGCTGTTGGCCATTTAGATACGAGATTGACTACGTTGTTACTGAGAACAAAACATTGATGCTGTAGAGCCAGGAAGATCGTGATAATGTCTTCTTTCTTTGACTCCGGGTGGCGCAGTGCGTCTTCAATCTGACGGAGCTTAAACTTCTGCTCCATCTTTAATTCAGTCACCACTGGAGGGGGTCCAAGGTCTGACCGTTTGATTGGTGAAATCATAATCTTCTACTTGTAGGATCTTTGCTAATCGTGCATTCAATAATGCAACTGACTCATCGAGATCCTTGTCCGCAAAAGCATCTACAACGGTCTTCCAGGTGTCTCCGTGCTCATCCAATAGAGCAGCTGCTCGCTTCACTCCAATGCCAGGAATACCTGCGTAACCATCGGTCTGATCACCTGCCATCGTTTGGATTAGGTGCCATCTGCGCCCTTCTTCAGGCGTAATGGTCACTACCCCTTCCGATAGGTCGTACAGGTCACCAGGGATCTGCCTCATGTCCTTATCAGGGCTGCAGATGATGTGTCCTGGCTCTTTGGTGGCGTAGATACCCAGAGCATCATCAGCCTCCAACGTAGGCATCACAACAACGTGGTAGTCCTCTTTGAGTTTGTTGATGACTCTTTTGTATCCGCAAGGTTTCTTTCTGTTTCGATGTCCTTTATAGTCTGGATACAGAGATTTACGGAAGTTAGCAGAATCAGAAAAAAACAGAATAGAATCGTCAAAATGTCCAAGATCGTTAGCGATGTTGGCAAGCTCTCGTTCAACATAAGAGTATGCTTCAGAAAAGTTAGAGGTAACTACAATGAGATCTTCTCCAAAGTCAATCTCAGTTTCTGTGGCAGCACAACACTTATAGACGATATAGT